TCAGCCGCGCGGCAGGGCCGCCAGCGTCGCCCGCCAAACCTCTGCGGCTTCATCCGGCAGGCTATAGCAGGCATCGGGGATTTCGTCGCCGGTCGCTGCCAGGACGGCCGGGCTTGCCATCTCGGCGGCGGATTTCGGACCACGTTTGCCCATGCGTTTCTCCCGGTTTCTCACAGCCTGACGGGGGCGGCGCTCCGCGAGGTTCCTGCGGGCGCCGCCTGCCTATGCGGATCAGTGAAACCGCGCGGGGACGTCCACAGGTTCGCCGTCCAGCCGTCGCATTGTGCGCTCCATCGCCTCAACCCGCCCCAACTGCCGGGACACCCGCACCAGCATCACGGCCAGACGGCGTGCCTCCCCGACCAATTCAGGCATTGCCATGCCGGTCAGCGTGTCGATCATCTTCTGCTCGATCTCATCCATCGGCCCTGCCCTCCAATGCCGCGACGCGCGCCTCAAGGACCGTCAGCAGCCCTGCCAGTGCCTCGACCTCCGCCAGCACCTCGCGCCGGATGTTGCCAAGCGCGCCGCCAAGCATCTGCGCGAACTGATCGTCCGTCATGGACCCGACCGCGGTGCGGGGCGCCTGCCGCGGCGGGGGCGGAGCCGGGGACTCGGTTCCGACACGCGCGTGCCATTCCTCGAACGTCTCGCCCGTCGTCAGCGTGTGCAGCGGCCCTTCCGGGCGCGGGGCGGCCAAGGTCCGCTCCACCCTGTCCAGCGCCTCGGCAGCGCGTTCCCGCGCCTCATCTTGCGGGGTCATCACCACGTCGCCCCCGTCAGGTAGGCCACCAGGCCGGGGCGGCGCAGGGCAAAGGCGACATCAAGAATGATGCGGGTCGCGATCAGGCCGGCTTGGAACATCGACTGTGACGGGGCGGCGACGACGTTGGGCGCTCCTGCCGTGCTGACCTGCGCCGGCGCGTTGTCCATGTTAAGGGTCGCGTCATGGCTGGATTCGACGTCGGGCGTGTCTCCGAACCCCGACACCAGCGCGGCCGCGTCGATCGCGATCACCGTTCCTGCGGCCAGCGCGGCCGATGCAGTCACCCGGCTGGCGATCTCGGGCTTGCGGATCGCAACCGCTTCGGCCTGGGCGGGCGCCGCGATGAAGATCACCGAATTGCCACCGGCCGCGGTCACTGCGGTTGCCAGCTTCACCAGATCGGCTTCCATCGCAGCCAAGCCCCCGCCCGCCGTGGCGCTCTGCGCGGTCACGCCGTTCAGCAGGCCGGCCGGCGCGGCATCCGTGGCGCCCGTGGTGGCGAACAGCGCGGCGTCCAGACTGACGGCCGCATCCTCGCGCAACAGCATCGTGAATACCGCTTCCGCGCCCGCCTGCTTGGCCAGCTCGCGCGAATGAACCGTGATCGCCGCGGCCTTCTTCACCGGCCCCAGCGTCACCTTGTCCAGCCCGTAAGTCCGAACCGGGATCGGTGCGCCTTCGGGAACCCATGCCAGAGGGACCGCGCCCGTCGATCGCACCGGCAGGGCGATCTGGGTTCCGTCCGACAGGCTGACGCGCAGGCCCCCGCTGATGAGCCGTGCGCCCGCCGACAGCGGCGTCAGGCTGGCGAGGAAAGCGCCGGTGGCGTTGGCAGTCAGCGCCCCGGTCAGGTCTGCCGTGCCGAGGGGCGTGACCGCGCCGCGGGTGAGAATGCGGCGGGTCGCGGTGTCCTGCGGATAGAGCCGTTCGGCGATAGCGGCCGCGCAGCCGTCGTGTCCGTGCCGGCCGCCACGCCGTTGTCGTCGCGGGCGCTGAACCCCTGCGCGAGCCGCCCGTCCGCGCGCGGTGTGGCGAGCGCGGCGAGCCTCACCTCGGGCGCCGGATCCGGCGTCACCGTCAGGGCGAAGCGCCGGTCGCCCACGGCCACCGCCCCGTCCCGCCGCGCGGTAATGCGCTCAAGCCGCACCGCCTCGGGTGCAGCAGGTGCCGGTAACCGTCGACCGGACCTATGCCGGCCCGTCGACGAGCCGAAGCGCGCCGTCGGGCAACGGACGCTGCAGGCGGATTGCCATCTCGAAGGGCTGCGTCAGCCAAGCCTCCCATTCATCGCGGCCGGTGAGGATGACCGGCATCGCCTTGGGGTGGACCGCAGCCACCTCGGCGTTCGGCGGACACGTCAGGAAGGCGAACAGGTCATCTGTGGTCTCGCCATCCTTCACCTTGCGGACAGACGTCCAGCCTCGCACCTGGACCCCCGCGAAGAAGAGCGGCTGCTCGTCGGCCGCCGCGAACCACTGGTTGCCCCGCCCGGCGCCGAGCGGCTCGGCAAACGAGGTCAGAGGCACCAGACAGCGGTGCGCGGGGCCCAACCACCGCCGCCAGTGCGGGCTGGCGGTGTTGCGGACGTTGGTCACCCCGGGATCTCGGGCCGTCTTGAGGACGGACGGGGGCGACGGCATCCCCCAGCGCGCCTTGCTAAGTTCGAGGCCCTCGGCGCCGTGGCGAAGGATCGGTGCGAGCTGGTCCGGGTAAAACTGACCGGGCTCAAGGTTTCCCGCCACATTCGCGAAGACATGGCCGGCGAAGAGTTGCCGGATCGCATCGACCGCCCGGGTGTTGCTGTAGAGATTGCACACGTCCTCGTCCTCCTCGGGCGCCCGGCCGAACGGCAGGTGCGGCGACCGATACCACGGCGAAACTGTGCCGTCAGCCAGCTCGAGATCGGGGAAGGTGTCGGCAAACATGGCAGCGTCGCCGGGCCTGCGAAAGTAGACAGCAGCCGCGGCGCGGCCGGCCACAGATCCTGCGCTATGCCAAGCGAACTCGGTGCGCCCGACCCACTCCTCCAACCAGCGATGTGCTTCTAGATATCGCCGCCCGAGGCCACGCTCCGGCACCGCAATTCTCACACGAACCGGGAACGCCTGTTCGTCGATGTCCCGTTGTGGAGTGGATCGTCGCGCCATGCGCGGAACATATAAAGAACATCTGCTGAGCAGCAAGCGGACTAGGAGAGCTCAAGCACACGCGCTGCCGTTCAGTCCCCGCCGGGTAAAGGCTCTCGGCTCCATTCCAACGCCGAGGCGATCCGACCGAGGGCGCGATCACGCACACGATAGGCATGACCGCGAGCGAAAGATACGCCATGACGGCGCAGCACGCTGGGAAAGGGCTCGCCATCCACCTTGGCGCAAAGCCAGGCCCCGAGGATCACGGCGTCGGCGGTCGTGTCCTTGAGGTGCTCGACCTGCCACTCGAGAGCTCGTCGGAACAGCCTCTGGCGCTCGGCCGACACGGCGTCGAGCGGGTGCAGCCGAGGTTCATCCTCGACCTCGCCGGCGACCTCGGGCAGGCCCCAACCCTCACGAGCGTGGTCGGCCACGGTCGGGACGAAAGCCAAGCCGCCGACCCTCGCATAACCGCGCGGGCCGGCGAGGCCGCCATGGCGCCGCTGCCAGCGCAGCGCCTCGACGAGGATCTCGCCGACGAGCCGGGCTGTCCAGGTTGGCACCCGGCTCGATGCCGGGCGCCGCAGGGGTGCGGTCATGCGGCCTCGAGCGTGGCGGCGCTGGGCTGAGCCTTGAAGGCCGCGATCAGGCGACGCGCAGCCTCATGCAGCTCGGGGTCATCCTCAGCCGAGGGGATGCCGCCAGCAGCGCGCCAGGCGAACGCCAGCGCCACCGCCGGCAGGTCGGCCACGGTCGGCGTCGGCAACGCGAGGATCGCGCCCGCAAGCGCGTTCGCGCGCTCGAGCGCCGTGTCGACCGCTTCCGCGTGGGCGTCGTCATCGACATCGGCCGGCTGCGCCATCAAGCCGCGCCACGCCAACAGCGCGGCCTCGAGGCGGGCGGCAAGCATCTTGTGATCGGTCATTTCTCGTTCTCCTGGGGTCGCTCGAGATTGTTGGGCAGGTCTGGTCCGTTACGTCAAAGTCTTTTTCCGCGCTGGAGTGGGCGCGCTGCGGCCCCCTCCGCCGAGAGGGCCGCCCGCACGGCGACCGGTAAGGGACGGTCCACGCGGTGACGGTGTTTGGCTTTCGGCCGGCACTTACCGTCTTGCCAGGCGTTCGCGGGCACCGACCGCGGGGTAGCCCAACCCCGTTCAAGCCCTACTCGTCGTCGGGATCGGCTTGGGCGCCGCCGGCGATTGGGAAGGGCAAGATTGCGGCAGTGGGAATCTCCACGGGCAGCCCGGCAAGCAGTCTCACGGCGGCAGGCCGGGCAGCCGCCGGCGCGCTGAAGAAGATCTTCGCGCAGCGGGCCCTCTCTTCGAGGGCACCCGCCGCGCGCTCTGCCTCATACTGGTCGTCGGTCATCGGAAAATCACTCCTGCAGCGGTGACGGTGTTCGGGGTCACGCTCGTGCCGCCCGCCGTCTCGAAAGCGTTGATCGTCGAGCCCTTCAGCACAGCGATGTCCGAGTCGCTCGTCCCCGTGGGGCTCTTCTGGCAGAGCGCCTGGTGAGCGTTCACGCTGGCGCCGGCCTCTGCCAAGAGGCCGAACTCAGAGCAGCCAGAGCAATTGGCCGATCCCGCATGGACCACGGCCCCATTGCCCGCATAGATGCCGCGCTTCGACCCCGAGAGGTTCGCGCCCTGCAAGGCGGCGCGGCTTCCACCGACAATCTGCGCGCCGGACTCGACTGCGTTCCGGAAGTCGGCAGCGTTGGCGGATACGACGCTGCCGGTAGAGGCAAAAATCCCGCAGCCGCCCGCGGCCTTCACGCCCTTGCCGACCTCCACGCTCACGCCGCCGCCGCTGACGACGAAGATACCGTCGCGGGACAGCCCCGACCCGGTCGCCATCATCGTAAAGAGGACGGCGATCGTGGGCAGAAAGCCCCCGTCCCGTGCGCAGAAGGCCGGATAGCGGCCAGAGATGGCCTGCGTCAGGTAGGCCCGGTCGATCTGCACCTCGGCGTCCACGGACTCGATGCGGGCCCAGCCAAGGTTGACCCCCGACACCACCACCTGCTCGCGCATGACGAAGCCGGCCAGCAGCCGGATCGAGGCGGTGAAGCCGCCGGCGACGTAGGCCGGGCGGCGCTCGGACAGGTAGGCCAGCGCATCGTTGATCGTCGAGAACTGCCCCCCGGTGCCGACCGTGACCTGCACCGACGCGCGGAGCGAGAGAAGATCGACCCTCTCCTTGAGAATGCGCGTCCGCGCGGCGAGGGCCTGCAGCGGCCAGTTGGCGAGCCCCTCGTCGGCGCCGGGGTTCACGGCCCCGCCGGTGATCCGCCATCCGTTCTCGATCCGAGGGATGCCCGACCCCCAATCCCCTGCCTCGGTCAGGTAAGCCACCGCGGCCGTATCAACCATTTCTGCCTTCCTTGCTGTAAAGCATGATGTCCCGATCAGCGCGCGATTGCGCGCGTTGTCCTTGCGGGCAATGAGGTGTGGCGCGAAGGTGCATCAGCAGAACCCCCGCCGCCGGTTAACCTCGGCCACCACGCGCGCGCGCATGGCCGCCTGCTCGGACGCCTTTTCCCTCGCCTGCCGCTCAGCGATCTCTTGGGCACTCGGCCCGGGATCGTACCGAACGGAGAACTGGCGACGTGGCGGCGCAGGCTTGCTGACCGCGGGCGCAGCACGCTCAGACCGCGGGGCGCCGGGCGTTTGCGCTGCGGCGGGCGCTGGCTTCGCCGCCCCGCGCGGCGCTCGCGGCTTCAGATCGGCCAGAACCTCGGCAAAGGTGCCCAGCCGATCGGCAAGCCCCGCGGCAATCGCCTCGCGGCCGTAGAGAACCCGCGCTTCCGTCGCGCGGGCGCCGGCGGCGTCCAGCCGCGCGCCGCGGCCCCGGCCCACCGCGTCGCAGAACGTCGCGTAGAGGCCGTCGATGCTCGCCTGCCAGCTGGCCCGCACGTCGTCGGGCAGCGCGCCGAACGGGTGCCCGTCCACCTTGTGCGCGCCAGCGTGGATCAGCGTCGGCACCCAGCCCATCTCGGCCATCTCGCCCGAGCGGTCGACGTGCAGAGACACGACCCCGATCGAGCCGACCGCCGAGGTCTCGCTCACCACGATCTCGTTCGCCTGCGACGCGATCCAGTAGGCCGCCGAGCAGGCGGTGTCGTTCACGACGGCCACCGTCCGCTTCGTCGCCGCGAGCGCGGCAATCGCCTGACCGAGCGAGGTGATCCCGCCCGCCTCGCCGCCGCCGCTGTCGATGTCGAGGATCACCGAGGTGATCGAGCGGTCCGCCTGCGCCTCGGCCACCTGCGCGGCGATGCCCTCGTAGGACACCAGCCCCGAGTTGGCCCCGACCCAGGCGCCGCGGTTCACCAGCGACCCGGCGATCGTGATGATCGCCACCCCGTCCGTCCGCGGCGTCAGCGCCACGCCGCCGTCGCCGCTGACCCGCGTCCCGTAGAAGCGGCTCGCGTCCGGCGTCATGGCGTCGAGCACAGCGCCGTCCGCCAGCCCGATGCGGCCCGCGAGGGCGTCGGCGATGATCAGCGCCTTGTCCGGGTGGATCAGAAGCGGGCGGTTCAGCACCCGCTCGGCGAGGTGAAACGACAGCTTCATGACGGGAGCACCGCGATCGGCGAGTGATGGGCGAGAAGGTTTGCGATGCGACGCTTCGTCATGGGCTTCACGCGCCGCTTGGGCAGCCGCGCCAGGAAGGCCGCATGATCCGAGTCCGCCCAGGAGTTCAGCCGCGCCGCGGCGTCGGCGATCACCGCATCGGCATCATCGCGCCGCAGCACGTCGCCAGCCGGAACGCCGTCCAGCGCTTCGACGAGAGCAGCCCCGAGGCTGCGCTCATCTCGCCACGGTCGCACCACCGCGCCGATGGCACGCGCAAGCTGGTCCGCAGACAGGCTCATCGGACGGCCTCCTCGGGGTCGGCTCCATCGAGGCCGCGGCCCGATCGAGCAGCAGCCTGCCCTTTTCGGAGGGCGGCTGTGATGCGGCCCTTGGAGCCATTCACCTCGTCCTCGATCTTGCGCCGAAGCCCCATGTCGCGCGTAACCCGCGCCGGAAGCCCGGTCAGCTCGGCGTTCACCGCGCCCACGATGATGTCCTGCGCCTGCAGCGCCTCGTCGATCGGGATCAACTCGCGGTCCCGGATCGCTATCCGCTGGCGGATCTCGTCGGCACGCGCGTCGGTCGCACGCGAAGCGGCCTGAGTCTTGGTCTGCTTCGTGAGGATGTCGTCGTAGTAAGCAACCACGCCGCGGATGATTCCGATCAGCGAGTAGCGACCGCGCCCTTCCTTGGCGATGTGGCCCTCTTTCACCCGCTCGAAGAACCACGCTCGGCTCTTGCCGAGCAGTGCCGCCGCCTGGTCCGCGCTCAGCGTCTGGGCTCGCTGCTCGGTCACGTCGAAGGCCCCCCCGTTGGAGCCGCGCGATGTCCAGTCCAGCCGGTTTTCACATCGTGGAAACATGCGGAGATATCGGGGCAACGGATGCCGCACCCCCTTAGGCCCGACCTTCGGTACCTACCGGGGGCCTGCGCCAGCCCGGCGCAGGCCCTGCGCGCGGCGGCGAGGGACGAGACGGTGCTCATGCGGGCAACCGGCTGCTGGGTGCGAGAACGGCCCGAGGGTCGGCGTCCTGTCGCCGGCTGATGTCGAGCCCGGCGCCCTCGGCCTGGCGGATGATCGCCTCTTCGACGAGCTCGAGGTCAAGCAGTTCTGCAGCGAACGCGTCGAGGCGCGCTTGGCGCTCGCCCTGGTCGATGCCGGGAAGACCGCGATAGGCTTCCTCGAGCTTGGCGGCGGCGGCGGTTCGGATAGCGTCGCGTCCGATCAGAGCCATGAGGCCCGGCAGCAGGCGATCGTCGGTGTCGATCCGGAACTCGCGCTCATCGAACTGTTGGTTGACGATGGAGCGCACCTCGAGCCCGGCAAGCCCGACGTCCTGCAGGCGGTCCAGCTCGGCGTCGATCAGCGCCAGCGCCTCGGACATGGGCGGAGGCAGCGCCTTGACCTCGCTCGTGGCTAGACGAATGCGGACGATCTCGGCCCGCACACCAGAGATTTCCTCGTAGACGGCTCGGACGGCCTTCGACCTCTCGGCCATAGCCCGGACGATTTTCTTGGAATATGTGGTCATGGCCCTGCTCATCCCGCGGTGACGAAGAAGGCGCGCTCGCGGCCCAGCCGGGCGAGCACCTCGGGGCTACGGATGCCTGCATCGTAGGCGGCCTGGGCACACGCCGTGGCAAGCCGGCTTGCGGCGTCGGACCGATCAGCGGCCTCGCGCATCGCTCGCCGAACGACCGCCATCTGAGCTTCGACCTTCTCGATGGCAGCACGGTAAGCGGCTTCGGATTCTTCGGTTTGGGCATACCGCGGATGCCGATCACGTTTCATCCGGTGCGCGCTGCCTATCTCGATCCGCTCGGAGTGGATTTCAGCAATGCGGTCATTATGGCCGGCGACAATGGCGGCCGCAGCATCGGCAGCGGTCAGAATGGCCGTCAGGCGTTCGGGGTCAATTTCCAACTGATCACGCATTCATTTCCTCCTGCGTCTTGCACAAGTGATACTCCCTCAGCCGTGGAATTTCGACGGGGTGAGGTGCAGATTTTGCGGAACGCAATTGAATTGCGTTCCGCATGGATCACCTGGTGAGATACTTCTCTACCGTAACAGCCGCGGGGATTCCGCCTGTCGTGATCAGGTGATAAGCAATAACCTCGAATTCGGTCTTAGGCAGAACGTCTGGTGAGAATTTCTCCCGCTCGAACCGCTGCAGTTTAGCGACGAGAGCGTAGGCAGCACTTCGTTTCGGTAGATTCCGGCCTGAACTCAGCTGGTAGGCACTCTGGATCAGTCGAGCGGTTTCCTCTCTCGTGCGGCGGCCCTGACGGCCGCCGCGAGATCCTGCCTCGACCAGTTTCGCCCACGCAGAACGGGAGGCGCCGGCCTCGACCCAGCCACGGAACAGCTCTGCTATTTCTTCGAGCCCCTGGGTGCCGCTGAGGACGTCCGCGATCCGCAAAGCCATCGCGCGGTCTATTACCGTCTCGGGCCCCGATACGCTGCTGGCGCGGCGTCGCGGTGAGAGGGCGGCGCGCGATGCGCCGCCCTCCCCGGCAGTGGATGTCAAGCTGCCCATGACGAGCGCCCGAACGAAGAGTGGCGACCTCGAGACCCGATGTTCGTACTAGGAACTACGGTTCGGGGGTCGAATGAGACCCCCTTTGCCAGGCCGATACGGGGTTTCACGTCGACCCCCTTAACGGCTTTCATAACGGGGTCGCTTCCGGCCCCCTTTCCACCGTCGTGAAGCAGAGGCCGATAGCAGTTGGTCGCTCCGACGAACCTTCCATCTGCGGACGATCCTCGCGCCCGACCGCCCCCCTCAGTGACCTCGAGATGACCCCGATCTGCCAGGCACCTCACCGCCCGTTGTGCCTTCTTCTTCCCGGTCCACCCCAGCTCTTCGCTGAGGCGCGCCATCCCTGGCCAAGCGAGCCCGGTCTCACGGTTCAAGAAACTGAAGGCGAGGATCGCCGCCAGACGCGCAGCTTCGTCGGTGACCCGGTGATCCGAGCTTACCTGGATAACCCACTTCCGTTGGAATTTTTCCCCGAATTTTCCTTGCGGGGAACGGCGGCACTGACTAGAATCATCGTTGCCCCGATGATCACGATTAGCGCCGCCCTTCCCCGGGGCGGCGTTTCTCATTTCCATGACTGCCTCCGATCACGCCACGGCCTGAGCGATCAGGTCGGCTTGAAAGCGGGCGATCTCGGACTCGCGATAATAGTTGCGGTTCCGAATGCGGATCGGTTTCGGGAACCCGAGCTTTTCGTCTCTTTGCCAGCGCCAGAGGCTCATCTTGGAGACGGCAAATTTTGCCATCACCTCGCTCGCGGTCATCAGCTTTTCGGGGGATGTCATAGGGCACCTCTTCGTTTCAGGTGCCATACTATTTGTTCCAATTAGTGATTCATTGCAAAGCTACTTTGTCCGGCGAACCTCTATTACTTTTCGGGTGGTTCGCCGGTTATCTGCTTCGGACACACGTGGACGTAGCTCCTGCGGCCTCTGATACGACCGCTGCGAGCGCGGAGCGCCTGAGTTCCTTGCCCTCGACAAGCTTGATTGCGGACGCGATGAAGTCAGGGAAGCCGCTTCTGCTCGAGGAGGGATTCAGTCCAGCATCCCACCAGAATAGCGCGGCCGCCGCCGCGAAGCTCTTCCTCGGTCCCCCTGTCAGCGCTCGCTCTGGTCCAAGACGATCACCCGCCGGCGCGTCGCGCAAAAGCTGCTGACCTAGAAGCGCCAGGTCTTGACCGGCGGTCTCCATCTCGCGGATCGCGCAGGCGACCCGTCTTGCAGCTGCCCCAAGGCATCGATCCCCACCCACAAGCTCAGAGTGGCCCGCAGCCCATTCCATTCGATTGGCCAACGGTGCGACCTCCCGCAGTGTCTGCTCGAGTTCGACGAGGCAGTCGGCAAGCCTTTTCACGTCTGCTCGCATCAGCGGCGGCCGACCCTCTACTAGCCGGTATGCCTCAAGCTGGTGGGCGAGATGAAAAAGGCGCTCAGCGTCCCCCAGCACTGCCTCGCACGCAGCACGCAGGGTCGGTGAGGACACGCCTTCGATGACGGGGGCGAGAACATCACTCGCCCAGGTCAACTGCCGATCGGAAAAATTAGGCGGCTGCCGGTCGAAGTCCTCCTCGTTCAGCATCTTGCCACAGCGGCCAGCTCTACGACGCTGCCTTCCCCATCATCTCCACCAACCAGCTGCATGAGATGGCGGCCCCACACCGCCAGCGCTGCGCGCTTCTCGTCGAGGTGGTCGTGGCGGTTATAGACGGCGGCAACGCCGCGCCGAGATCCGCTTCGGTGGTTCAGCACCGCCTCGACCACGTGAGGCGCGATACGCAAGCCCGCCATCCCAGTAGCAGCTGTCCGTCTGAGGTCGTGGATCGTGAATGGGAGCACCTCGATGGGCGTGCGCCCCTCAGCTTCCTTGACGGCGGCCTTGGCCATCTCGGCATCCAGACGGGTCTTTGCCCGCGAGAACCCGGAAACAGGCGCCGTGCCGGCGGTCGAGAACACGTATCGATCGCCGACCCGCGGGACCGCCGTCAGCACCTCGAGCGCCTCGGCCGACAGCGGCACGACGTGCGGGTCTCCGTTCTTCGCGCGTGCGCCCGGGATCGTCCAGACATCACCCTCAACCTCGCACGGGCTCATCTCGGCTGCTTCCCGCAAGCGCTGACCGGTCAGGAGCAGGAAGCGGTAAAGCCCTCCGAACGGCTGCCCTATCGCCCCTGTCGCAGTCCAGAACAGCCGCAGCTCGGCGTCGCTCAGAACCCGGTCACGAGACGTTTCAGGCGCGGGGTTGCGGACCCCCGCCATCGGCGACGCAGGAATGATGTCGCGATCCACCGCCCAGGTGAAGAGAGTGGCGAGGTGGGCCCTCAGCCGGTTTGCACTGATGGGGCTTCCCCGGTCGACGATGGCGTCGAGCAGTTCCACGATCTCGCTCTTGGCGATCTCCGAGATCGGGCGAGTGCCCCAGACCGGCATGACCTCGCGCCGAAAGAATGCGGCCACGTCGTCGCCTCGTCGGTTGCGGCTGGCATGGCGCTTGATGAACAGGTCAGCGACCGCGGCGAACGTGTTCTGAGCAGAGCGGGCCTGCGCCGCGTGGCGCGCGGTCGTAGCGGCCTTCTTGACGGCTGCCGGGTCGTCTCCCCTGTGGACGAGCTCGAGGGCTTCCGACGCAGCTGCGCGGGCCTGAGCGAGCCCCATGACCGGCCAGCGGCCGAGCGTAAGCTTCGAGGGGCGGCCCGCGTAACGATAGCGGACGGCCCAGGACTTGGCCCCTGTGGGCTGAACGATCAGGTAGAGCCCGGACAACCCGGGATCTGGCAACTCGAGCCGGCGATCGGGGTCGGGGCGCAGCGCGTCGACGCTGCGGGTGGTGAAAGCTCGCTGTGCCAT